CCAGCTCTGCGGGGTATACGTTGAACTTTACTCAACTTTTAATCCTCGTTTAATAAATTCTACTGCCTTGTCATCAAGGTCATTATCGCTTTCTTTGGATAACTTTTCTAATAAATCAACAACAAATAATTTAAATTTGTCACTTTTTAAGAAAGTTAAAACGATTGGTTTTAGTAGTGCTAACATTTGGTTTGGGTAATAATGATTGAATAGGTACTACGTCTGAGCACATGTGTGCTACACGGGTCTCAGGTCGAAAGGTAAAACCTTTTTGTTGTAGTTCGGCACATTTAAGAGCACGTACCAGCTCATGATCTAACCTCATCTTCTCTTCTTGTCTTGCAGCAATTCTTCTGCATTGCTCTAAACCACGTTTATCAAGAGGAACCATAAAATTAACTTGAAAACCCCAGTTCTCATTTAACTGATAACTAGATGGGTGTAGTCCATTAAGACCATCTTTTTCAGAGTATGGGTTAATATGGTTTCCCATGTAAAAAGGTGAAAAGGTCATAGTTGACCCATTACAGGCAATTCCACTGCCATAGTTCTGTCTTGACGAAGTTCCATTGTTCTGGAATTGCACCGCCTGATTGGTCACATTTCCCGTTGCAGCTGCAACAGGGTTGGAGTGATTTGTAACTTCTGGTTCTTCTGCTAAAACAGGACTTATTGTGAGAAGACCGATAAGGATGTAGTAGTAGTATTTATAGTCCAATCTGTTGTTGCGTCTATCTGTTCTACTAGACCAGCAGCTCTTGTTACCACTTCCATATTCCAAGGTTTGGTTACGTCTTTGACGGAAAATGTTGTATCTGCTGCTGTAATGTTTGAAGAAGGTTCGACATTGCTTCCAGACCAACTTTTTATTGCTGATCCAAAAGTTTGAGTCTTTTTGACTTCTTTGACAGTTTGAGTTGTTGTTGTCGTACTGTTCATACTCCCCTGAGTAAAGTTGGGGGTTATTGTGTTTGCTCTTGCGACTGCGGGTGCAAGCAGAGCTAAGAGAAGAATCCATTTCTTCATTGTTTTGGTTTAGTTGTTGTTGTTGGTTTTGCCATTGGGCAATTTGTTGGGGTTTTGTTAGACCCGTTTTTTCCAGTTGTCAAGCCAAATGTGGCGAGTGCTCCTGTAAATACGCTGGCCACAAAAGTGATATCTGAGTTACCAGATTTCTTTACCATTGGAATATCAACGTAGTTCATCGTAATGATAAAACCAGACCAGACAACAACGCCTAGTCTGACTACTGTTCCAAGAAACTCTATCTGATGTTCTTTATCTTCAGCTATATCTTTTACTTTACCTAAGAAACCTTTGGTTTTGGTTGTCTTATCTTCTTCCATGTTGTTTTTAATATTGGTTTCATAGCTGTAACTAACCATTTAAAAACTGCGGTAGCAGTAAGAGTGGCAGCTACAGAAATTACTGCTGTAGTTCCAGCCGTAATTAATATTTCACTTTCAGGTACAGGCATTTGAACATTAATAATGGGTATATCTACCTGCTTTATACCAGCCGTTTGATTGGTATTAACTTCCTGTTCAGAATTATTTATGGTTTGAGATTTAACTCCTTTTGGAGCTCTTAAATCATTAGGTGGAACTACTAAAGGAGTGTACTGTGGTATTTCTCCTTTAGGTAATTCAAACTCAAAGTTTGGGAAATCGTAAGCATCTGGTAAATATAGAACTGGTAGTTCCATAAGTTTAGAAGTTAGCTAGGTTCTGTAGGCCAAGTAATGTTAAAAGGGTCTGACTGAGAAGGTACGTCCCTAAGTGCTTGACGATAATCCCTCCAAGCATCAGATAATGTACGATCAGTAAATGCTCTCCAGTCTGTTTTTTCAAGTATAGAATTTCTTATTGATCTTACATTACTCCATTCTAAGTTTGTAATATAAGCCTGTTCATCTGAAGTTGTACTGTCAACTCTTACGTTATAAGCCTTATTTTCACCTTGTACATAATAAGGACTTACAGTAGTTAATTTTTGTGTTGGTGTTGTATAATCAAGAGTTTGTACAAATTCTACTACATTATTTTCAGTTAAAAAATCTGCATTAGCACCAGCACTAGAAAAGCATGTAGTTGGAAATAATTTTTGTAGTGTACCAGTGTCTGTAACATTAGTACCATTAATAATTGCGTAATTCATAATTTCATAATATTAATTAGGGTAAGTTGGTGAATCTTGTTTTTGCAATTGCATAGTGAGTTGCTACATCTGATGCAGTTAAAGCAGTACCATTATAAACTCTGTGAAGACCTATATCGGCTTGCAGTTTATACATTTGTCTACTCCATCCACCACTTAAACCTGATGGATTAAACGAATAATCAATACTATTTGTTTTTTGACCTAACAGACTGCCATTTCTATAAAATTTCATACCATTTGTACCTGTATTTTCTCTTGTAACTACAATATGTTCCCAAACATTCCAATAAGTTTGATAAAATTCTTGAGGAGTACTTTCGAGTGCAAGATAGTTATAATTAGCTAGATTACCACTTGTTGCATTTCCAGAACCAGATAATCCGTATTCACCTAATACCCATCTATCAATACCGCCAATATTCGTTTTGAAATATCCTAGTGATACATAATAATTATGCCACACAAATGAAGGAGTAAATGTATAAAAACTTGATTGTTCTTGCCACAAATCCAGTGGAGCAGTACTTACTGAAGATGGAGGTAAGTAAACTGAATGAATAAACTCAAGTGCAAAAGGATCAGTTCCAATATTTTGCATTTCATAATCCAGACGACTTCGTCTACCCATATTAGGGTTATACATAGTACCACCAATCGGGTATTGTCTGAATTGCAGGTGACCACCATATGATGAGCTATAGGTATAAGTTTGACTCATATTCATCCACCATTGTCCATTGACATTCTGAGTACCATCTTTTATTGATCCGTCAGGATTCAAAGCCCACATATAATTTGGTTGTGTACTATGATTAGGATCCCAAGAATTACTATCTCCCCAATCGTAGTACCTCATATTAGTTTTAACAATACCACCTGAGTTACCAGCAGCAGCTCGTAAATTATGCGGTCTCATTATGCAACATCTCCAACTGTTGCACCGTATAAAGTACTAGCTGTTTTCCATAGTTCTATAACTGTATAACCACTTGTAGCTAGAGTAGGTGCTGAACCACCAACCCAAGTTATTGTTGGGAAAGTTAAGGTATAACTTCCAGCTGAAACCATTAACATCACTGATTGTCCAGTAGACAAACTTTCTGTTGCTGTTCTATTAGCTCCTAATGTCCATTGCTGAATCATTCCATTGTCAGGATCTAAATCAACACTTGCTCCATCTGTAATGGTGTAAACATTTTCATTTATTGCATCTTCAAAAGTAACTGAGCCAGTTAATGTACCACCTGCTAGTGGTAATTTGGTTGCGTCTGCTACACCTGTTAATGATGAACCATCAATAGCTGGTAAAGCTCCAGTTAAGTTTGCTGATGTTAAGTTAGTAAGATTAGCTCCGCTAACTGCTGGTAAAGCTCCAGTTAAGTTAGCTGATGTTAAAGAAGTTAAAGCTGATCCATTTATAGCTGGTAAAGTACCTGTTAAATTTGCAGCATTAAAGGTACTTGGTGCTGGTACATTTGTTATGTTTGCTCCATCCCCTGTAAAAGATGTAGCTGTTACTCCAGCATCAAAAGTAACATTATTATTAGCATTAAGTGCTATCGCAGGGTTTGTGTTTGAGCTTGCTGTATGCTCAATCTCCTGCACTCTTATTTTTGACATTTTATTTAATTTTAAGATTTAGGATATTTTGCTTTTACAGCAGCTCTTTTTGCTTGTAATGCATCTAATTCATCATCAAGAATTGCATGAATACACTCTGGAATTGTTGGGTACTCTTTTAGGCGATTTTCTTCCCACAAATCTGCTTCAGTAATTTGTGATGCAGCAGCTTGAGCAGCTTCTACTTCTGCAATTTCTTCAGTAGTTAATGGTACTAAGACACCGTTTAATATTTTATTCATTAGCTCTCCTTGTATTTGTGAATTAAAATTCGACCACTGTTAATATTATAGCCATTAG